GCGTACTTCCCCGGCACAGCTGTAGGTGCATACACCCCCGAGCGCCACGTACGGCTGACCACGGTGGGGGCAAACACCACCTACCAACTAGGAGGCGGGGCCGGCACAGTTTATCGACTCGACCTCTACAAAAATGGTGTGGTCGCAGCCAGCTTCAATATGGCCATGCCGAATGCGGGCTTCGCCGCCAACGCAACTGCAGGTCGATGGTCCTCGGAAGTGGACCTAATCTCCGGCGTGGACACGTACGGCGTACATGCTGTTTTTGTCTCTGGAGCCCAGATCGTAATTGGCGTGTCCTGCCTGAACCTCGGCTACGAAGTGTTGTGATGAATGACGCCCTGCGAGTGATCTTAGAACTGATCAAGCATGCAACCCCCACCGTGTCCTCCGAGGTTTTGGCACGGATGCAGGACAGCCAGCGGAAGATCGACCGCCTGCGGGCTGATCTGATGGTAGATCCACCGCCGGTACCAGGACAGCGCCTGGTCATGATCAGCGAGCTATTTGAGCTAGCCGGCTACGAAGACAAAGACGACGACGACGACGACCAGGGAGAAGAGCAGCCATGAGCACGTTCGAGCGAGAGGTCAGTTTCATCAAGGTCGAGGAGTCTCTGGGCTTGATCTTGGGCTTTGCCATCGTGTGCGAAGAGAACGGCGAGCCCTACTTCGACGTGCAGGGGGACCACATTCCGCCCGACGCGATGCTGAAAGCCTCTGCCGACTTCATGGAGCACAGCCAGTTGGGCGGCATCATGCATCGGCGCGACGAAGACGGCGAGCCTGTGCCAGGAGGCAAGGTGGTCTTTGCCTGGCCGATGACCGCAGAGATAGCGGCCAGCCTAGATATGACCACCAAGCGCACCGGGTTGCTTGTGGGCATCAAGCCCTCAGAGCCCGAGGACCTTGAGAAGGCCCGGCGCGGAGAGTTCCGTGGTTTCTCGATCGGCGGCGGACGGATCAAGGATGAGGATGTAAACGATGAGTAAGCGACGAATCATGCGCGAGTTTCGTATCGACGAGATTAGCCTTGTCGATCATCCTGCGCAGCAGCCGGCGCGGGTCGCAATCCTGAAGCGCGCTGAGGAAACGGTGAAAGTTCTCCCAAAACCTTCACCACGCGAGTCGCGGAAGGATTTTGTTTCGCGATTCATGTCTGACGCCGAAGCGAAGAAGGAATTTCCCGACAAGGATCAGCGCCTGGCCGTTGCTAATCGCAAGTTCGGCAAGCGTATTGTCCTGACCACGATGACTGCTGGCCACGCGCACTCCATTCTGACCGATATGGAGGGCGGCGAGCGGCAGGTGGGCAAGACGTCCTACGCCGATGATCATGAGCACGATTGGGTTATGGATGAAGCCGGCAACATCATCCTAGCCGAATCGCGTGGACATTCGCACGGCGTCGGCGTCCTGATTGACAAGTGTGACTACACTGAGGCTGAGTTCGAGCACATCCGGAAGCGTGCCGAAGCTCTGGGCCTCACCGAATTACTGCCCGAGGAAGGTGCCCTCGCCGACCTCCTCAAATCAGGCGAAAACCCGGCGACACACGAAGCCGCCACCGGCGGTGTGGAGAAGTCTATGACTCCCGAAGAGAAAGCCGCGTACGAGAAGGCGGCACAGGAGAAGCTGGACGCAGTCGAGAAGCGCGCCGAGCGCGCCGAGGCTGTTTGCAAGCTGAATCCCAACCAGCGCACGCATTTCGACGCGCTGGACACCGAGGGCCAGGATGCTTTCCTGGCTCTGTCCGAAGAGGACCGCAGCGCCGCGGTCAAATCCGCCCAGGATGAGGATCCCGTGGTCTACAAGGCTGCGGATGGCACCGAGTTCAGAAAGTCTGACGATTCGCGCCTGGTCGAGTTGGCCAAGCGCGCTGACAGTCAGGCTATCGAGCTCGCAGCAGGCGAGCGTCGGATCAAGCGCGCTGGTTTCGAGAAGCGCGCTAACGACGAGCTCGGGCACCTGAAGGGTGAAGTGGTCGCAAAGGCCGACCTGCTCGAGGCCGTCGAGGCCCTCCCGGAGGACCGGCGCGAAGCAGTCATGGAGATCCTGCGCTCGCAGGATGCCGGCATTGGCGCCGCTATGGGGCGCGTCGGCACGGCCGCAGCTCCTGACCCCGAGGCGGGTAGCGCCGCCGAGAAGCTCGACGCGATGGCCAAGGCCCTCGCGAATAAGGAAGGCCTGCCGTTCGTCAAGGCGTACGGCAAGGTCTTGGACACCCCCGAAGGGCGTGACCTGGCCGACCAGCACGCCGAGAACCGCTGACCGAAGGAGCCAAGCATGGCAACGTATCAGCAACCAGTGATTTTGTCGGTCGAGGCAGGCTCGGCCGTCACCAAGTTTCGCTTTGTCGTCCGCGCTGCGGATGGGCAGTATGACCATGTCGGCACTGCCCAGAAGGAGGCAGATGGCGTGTCCACTGAGGCCGCTTCGGCGGCTGGTGATGCCCTCGGGATTGCCATCTTCAACGATGCGATCATGAAGGTAGAAGCCGGCGCGGCTGTGGCTGCGAACGCCACCGTCGCTTCGGACAATGTGGGACGTGCCATCACGCACGTCACGACCGCGACCAACTGGCGCCTGGGCAAAGCGCTCGACGCCGCGTCCGCCGCGGGCGAAGTCATTCGCGTGCAGCTCCACAAGGAGCTGGACGAGGCCTGATCTAGTAAAGGAGCATAGAACATGCCAGTCCCCCAACCGAGCCGCTCCGACGTTCACGTTGATCGGCCTCTCACCAACGTCTCGATTGCGTATATGCAGGATGCATCGCACTTCATCGCAGACAAGGTGTTCCCCGTCGTGCCTGTGCCCAAGCAGACCGACAAGTACACGCTCTACGATCGCGGCTTTTTCAACCGCGACGAGATGGAAGTGCGCGCCCCGGGCGCCGAGTCCGCTGGCGGTGGCTACGAGGTCACCACGGCGACCTACTCGTGCGACGTCTGGGCACTGCACAAGGACATCGCCGACCAGGTTCGCGCGAACGCCGACAGCCAGTTTCAGCTCGACCGCGAGGCTGCCGAGTATCTCACACAGCTGGCGCTGATTCGCCGCGAGCGCAAGTGGGCCGCGGATCACTTCACCACGTCGAAGTGGACCACGGACCTGACGGGCGTCTCCGGCTCTCCCTCTGCTGGCGAGTTCCAGTATTGGGGTGAGGCTGCGTCGAAGCCGATCGAGGTCATCCGCACCGGCAAGCGCACCGTGCTCGAGTCGACCGGCTTCATGCCGAACAAGCTCGTGCTCGGGCAAGCCGTCTACGATGCGCTGCTCGATCACCCGGACATCGTCGGCCGCCTCGACCGCGGTCAGACCACTGGCCCGGCCGTCGTCATGCGGCAGAACCTCGCCGCTCTGTTCGAAGTCGACGAGGTGCTCGTGATGAGCGCCGTCTACAACAGCGCCGTCGAGGGTGCGACGAACTCGCACTCCTTCATCGGTGGCAAGCACGCCCTGTTGGTGTACTCGGCCCCGAATCCGGGTCTGATGCGGCCGTCAGGCGGCTACACGTTTGCGTGGTCCGGCTTCCTCGGCGCCGGCGCCATGGGCAACCGAATCAAGCGATTCCGCCTCGAGCGGAACGCGGCCGACCGCGTGGAGATCGAGATGGCGTTTGATCAGAAGCTGATCGCCGCCGATCTCGGCTACTTCTTCGACGGCGCCGTTGCCTGATGACACCCCCGGCCCCGCCTGCGGGGGCCGCATTCAATAGGAGTACTAACCATGGTCAGATGGGGTGGAGAGATTGCCCCCGCGAACATCGGTGAGGCGGTAACGCCGCATAATGCGACGAATTTCACGCTTGGTGTCTGCGAAGGCATCTACGTGGGCAGCACCGGTAACGTATCTGTCGTTTTCGCGGACGATACGGCAATCACATTCACTGGCGTTCCGGCCGGTGTCATTCTTCCGGTTCGCGCGAAGCGCGTGAACAGCACTAACACCACCGCAAGCGCCATGGTGGCGCTCTACACGAGGACCTGACATGCGCGACTTCCGAGAACGATGGGATCCCGAGGCACCGCTAGTGTGGGCCAAGGATGCAGTCCTAGGAATGAGAGAGCTGCCTAACGCCGTCGCAGGCGAGCCGGTTCCCAAAGAGCTCTTTGACATTCACCGGCTCCGCATCTGGTGGAATGCTGGCTTTGTCCGCAAGGGCGACTTCAACCCCGAGCGGCCGACGGAGCAGCCCAAGTATCTCGGCGGCGGGTGGTACGAAGTGACGCTACCCGGCGGCAAGATCGAGAAGGTTCGCGGCCGAGCGAAGGCTCTGGAATCATGATTGCGATCTCAATCTCTATTCCGCAACCACCACTCCCGGCTGTGCCGTAACGCATGGCAACCGCTCGCAGACTTCGCGTAGTTGTCAACTCGCTTGAGTTGTTTATTGAGGGGATCATCAAGAAACTCACACTGGATATCGTAGCGAATCTTGACCGCGCGCCAACCGAGGGCGGCACACCTGTAGACACCGGCTGGGCTCGCGCAAACTGGATTCCACAGATCGGTACGCCAGTCACGCAGCCCGCCGGATCTCGCACAAACGTCAGCGACAGTGAGAAAGAGGCGGGCAAGGCGGCTGTGGTTGCCAAGTATAAGTTGCCCGCTACTGTCTACATCTCGAACAACGTTCCATACATTTTGAAGCTGAACGAGGGGCACAGCAAGCAGGCGCCCCCAGGCTTCATTCAGGCTAACATCGCCAAGGCTGTCACCGCAGACTTGGCCGGTATCGGAGGATAACGTGGCAGCAACGCTAAACGAAGCCTGTGAACGCATCTATCAGACGTTCGTAACAGACTGGGCATCGACCAGCGAGTATACCTTCGATAACGAGAACTTCACCCCGACCGGACATGCCACAAAGTTCGTTCGGCTATCCGTTCGCCATGATCGAGGCGGACAAGAGACACTCGGCGGCGTAGGCAATCGTAAATTTCTACGTGGCGGCTCGGTCATCATTCAGTGTTTCGCACCGCTTGCCGAGGGCGGAAGAAAAGTGGCGGGCACGCTCGCCACCACAGCGCAGAACATCTTCGAGGCTAAAACCCTCTCCCCCGAATCTATCATGTTTACCGACGCGGTCATCCGCGAAATAGGCCCCGATGAGTCCTTCTACCAGGTAAACGTGGAGATATTTTTCTCATACGAGCAAACCAAGTAACCATCCGGAGCGATCATGCCACGAGTACTGACGAATAACTTCGGCTTGCGCTATGTCGTCGAGACGGCCATCGGCACACCTGGTACGACTGGCTGGCGCATCCTCGAGCCGAATTCCCCCGCCACTTTCGGCGCATCTATCACTAAAGTTCCTCGGCGCCCGATCAGTCCGACTCGCGGGCGGCGCAAAGGCGCAACCGTCGACCTGGACAGCGCAGTCGAGTTCGAAGCGGATCTGACCCTGGACAGCGCGGTTGACTTTGCGGAGGGCTTTGTCTTCTCAGAGTTCGCTAACGTTGAGTTCGATCTCAAGTCTAGCAGTGGCACGCTGCCGCCACCCGCGGTTGGCACTACCGATGACTTCACCATCGACGCCGCAAGTGCACTGCTCGGTGGCAAGATGGTGTACGCTGCAACTGGTGCACGTAGCCTCGTCTACGCCAAGGGCTACACCAACAGCGCGAACAACGGGCTGCATGTTCTGAACGCAGACGTAGCCTCTACCGACACTACGGTGCAGGTGGCCAGCACGCTGGTGACCGAGACCCCGCCGACCAACGCGAGCTTGCAGGTTGCGGGTATCGAGATCGACACGGGCGACGTGTCTTTGGCAATCTCGGGCAGCACAGCTACGCTTACGTCCGCGGCGCACGTCGCCGACTGGTCGACGTATGGCCTCAGAGTCGGGCAGTACATTCACATCGGTTCGGACGACGGAACCGGCGCA